GAAACTACGACATGCATGAATGGAATGCTACCAGTAGACTCACTACCGTTAGCAGTAGATACCCCATTACTGCGAACATCACCCCAATATCCACCAAGGCCTCCACCTGAACTTGCCAACCATATGTTCTCATCATAGTGGTCAGATAAACCACGCCTTGAGTCAGGAACATAATTAAGAAAGCAAGAGATAGGTAAACCACGTTTGGTTCCCCCGTTGCTAAGGATAGGAGTGCTAAACATGAACCAATTAGAACTTGCGTAATTATAAAGTCGCTGTGCAAGATTGAAGTCAGTATGTCCTTGATAAGTAGCACTGTATACAGCAGCCCGTGCGAAAGCTTCTTGAGCATGTGTTTCATCTTCCCAAAAGTATCTATCTTTTAAAGTTTCTAAAGAAAATTCATTTAGTAATTCTTCTTTGTCATAGTCTATCTCTATTCCTAGATAGTTCATCTTCCCAGTTTTTAATGTCATCAACATCGTCCTTTTCTTTTAATTGTGACTGTCTATATCCTTTGGTACGTGCTTTATTTTTTGACTTCTTTCGTTTATTAAATTTTTCAACTCGCTCTGCTTTTCTATCCCAAGACATCCTGATTCTCCATTAAGAACTTGAGCAAACGCTCTTCGTACCAACGAGCTTTGCGTAGATCTTCTATGGGTTTCTTTTTGTACCTGAATCTCCAGCGGTACTTTAATGAGTTACCACGAAGGTAACCTACAAACTCATCAGGAGTAAGCATAGCTTCAATAGCTTCTATGCACTCTATATGGCCGTTATTATAATGAGGCGGGTGATCTACCATAGTGTTTATTAAGTTAGAATAGGATGTACCTAAACGATTATCAGGTATATTTTCACCATATACAGGATGGTCATTAGGCTCGTCCCAATCTTCTCTCATAGGAATTTGTGTTAGTTTATTCCAATCTTCTGGTGTTGCATCGTCAATGCTCATTCCATCTCCAAATTAAGTTTACTATTTCTATTTTTAAATTCTTCAGACTCTTTAGCTTTTACATCAATCCACGAATCAGGAATGCTGTCTTCACTAAACCATCTGAACCCGTTCTTCCACGCCCATTCAGCGTGCGATCTTTTAGTGCCATCTTTTCTGCGCTTTGCTCCCGGCATAGGTGCAGAAGGATTAGCAAACAAAAAAACTAATTCTGTATCTTTAGGAAGTATTTTTTTAATCCACACATATTTATTATACTCTGCAAAGTCCCAAAACCTACCTTTAGACTCTAGTAAAATTTTTTTTCCTTCAAGCACACGTACAAAATCAGGCTCGTACTTGTGTTCAATTACATACTCTACATGATCAACATGGTGTTCCCAATCTTTGAGTATTGACTCATGCAGCACAGCTTCCCATATAGAGTCATACTTGTGATTATTAGGGGCTAAAATTTTCTTAGGGCGGGGGACTCTTGCTTTGCGCTTACCACTTCTTACTTTTTTCTTTGTTGTCATTTCTTAGCTAAATTTTCTAAGTCTGTCATGGTTATATCTTGAAGATGTTCTCCTTGGGAGACTAATTTTTTTAAACTTTTTCTGACCCACTTAGGGCTGTAAAAACTTAAACGTATAGATTTATTTGCAAAAAAATAATTAGCTTCGGGAAGAAAAGAATTAAGATTTTTTAAGTTTACTTTTTCATGTTCTTCTTCTGGAATTAAAGTTTTTAACCAACCTAAAAGTAAAAAGTCAGCATGGTTATTTATTTTTTTCATTATCTTACTATTCATAGCTCCTCTACTCTAGGCTTAGACACAACTTTAGTTAAGTACACAGGCCCACTAGCGTATTTAAATACTCTAAGACCCTCGCCATCATTAGCGTCGGCGTGGCATTCAAACTTGTGGGGACAGTAGGTGCAGGGGCGAGGCAGTTTTTCATTGCCTTTAGCACCTTCTGGTAGTGGAGTGTAGCATTTTTCAGGGGGAGTTGCAAGCTTAATAGAACTTTTTATTTCTTTAATTCTGTTTTTAATATTAGGCTTATCCATATCATCTGGCTGATAAAAACAAAGCTCGCCTGATTCTTTATTGATCACAAGAAACCCCCCAGCATCTGTACCTTCAGCTTCTTCATAGCCAGCAAGCTGTGACAGGTATCCGAAGTCGTCTTGTTCTCCAAGAGTTCCTTGTGAAAACTTTTTAAATGCAAAGCCTGATGCAGTTTTTATATCTACTACTTCGCCATCTATTTTGCAGTCCATGTGACCTTTAATGCCATTAACTACAACTTCTTTTTGTTCGTCGGCTACACTATGCCCAGACAGACGCACAAAGAAAAGCAGGAGTTCTTCTAAAAGATGACCATATAAAAATTTAATTTGAGTAGGCGCGTCTACAGTATTAGAAGAGTTGTCGTTCTTCATATCATACCAAAGCTGTCTAGAAGGCTTACCTATATTACTCATACGCAAGCCTTTACTTTGTGTTCTAGGCGTAGCCCAGTGCAGCAAAGCATCCTTCATACTTTCACCAAACTCATCCACAAGTTCGGGAGATATTTGAATATCTTTTCCTTTGGATAATGTTTCAATTTTAGTGTAGATATCTTCTACTAAAGTGTTTAAAGATTTAGAAGAGTTCAAGTTGTTGCGCCTCAAATAAGTTATTTAATTTATCCACGGCCAGACTAGAATCACAAACAAACCATTCGCCTCGGCGCTCGTAATGTTTTTCAAGTTCAGCATGAGCTTCTGCTTCAGCCTGTCTTCTATCTTTAGTTTTATAAACTTTAACTAATTCATAATCTCTATAAGGAGAAGATGTTTGGTACTGCTTCAGCCTGTCCTGTGCGTCTACAGCCATGCCTACTTTGCACCAGCTAGGAAAGGCAGGGTTACGTATAATATATACTTGACCTTCATTAGATGCTTCGTAGTTTTTTAAAGAACTAAATGCTGCATCAGTAAAACCTTTGTAGCGTCCCGGCTTATATAGAGGATGTTTTTTAGATATATATTTACCATCTACGTACATATAAGAGTCTACTCTTTTTCTTAAAGTAGCTGCTTTTTCTCTAATATGTCCTCCAGTGTGAATACTTGTACCGTCTTCAGGATAGTAGTACCACCACTCCCCTTCTACAAACTTATATCTTTCAGGGTGTCTTATATATTTACCCATAGGGTTTTCAGGAATATTAGTGTGTGTCATACCAGTTGTCTCCTACTTTATATTCACCGTCCAAGGGACAAGCTAAATTAAAAGATAGGCCAGCATCTTTAATAGCTTTGACACCCATCTTACCTACTTCTTCTGCAACATCTGCTGCGCTTTCTACCTGCCACTCATCGTGGACATTAGCCACAACATGAGCATCTAAATGTTTAGTATACTCTGTAAAAAGTATTAATGCCCTCTTCATTACGATGGCTCCAGCGCCTTGCAATAAAGTATTTAGTGCTGCGTGTTGGCTCCGAACAATTAACTTGCGACCATCTAAGGCTTTGATGTAACCTTTTTTAGATGCTCGTCCCACTCTATCCTTAAGAGCTTTAAATGCTGGGAGATTATCAAAGAATAATTTTCTAAGTTTTGCACCAACATCTCTGCCTCCCCCAACCACTGTTCCAAGCTTGGGGTCTCCAGCGCCGTAGAGTAGCGCGTAGATGAAAGTTTTTCCCTGACTTCTTGATTCAAGTCCCGCAATTCTTTGGTTATGAGTGTGGATGTCTCCGTTAATGATTTCATTTGTGTACTCCTCATCATCTAGATAGTGGGCTAACATTCTAAGTTCTAAGCCAGAAGCATCTATACCTACTAACTTTTTACCTTCAGGTACAGTCCAGCATGTTCTACATTCTTTGCCGTACTCTGAGTTACTGCTAACAATCTGAGCAGTATTAGGAGATCTATGTGTCATCCTGCCTGTTACCGCACCATTATGATTTACATATCCATGCACTCTATTGTCATCTTCTACTTCTTTTAACCAAGAGGCGACCATACCTATTCGTTTTTGAAGCATAAGATACCTAGCAATTAGCTGTGCTTGAGGTATATTTTTAATCTTTTTAAGAGTGCTTTCATCTACAACTGGTTGGCCTGTAGGCGTAAACTTTTTAGGTTTCCACCCAAACTCTTGTAGATACTGACCTATCTGTTGTCTTGAGCCTAAGTTAAAGTCTGTGCGTATAACTCTTTTTATTTTTTTATGCTCGCACATCTGATCGTATTCATCGTCATCAAGCCGTACACGCTTCTTAAGTTCTCTACAATTAGCAAACTTAGAGACTGTACCATTAGCATTGTATGCTATCCTGAGTGTAAATACTTCTGCTTTAGGCTTGAACTCTTTACGAACTTCAGCCATAACAGAACTCAACTCATCCTCAAGCTCAGCTTGTAGTATTGTAGTAGCTTTCATATCCAGTAAGAAGCCGTGCTTACGCTGGGCATCTACTAGTGCTGCAACCTTATGCTCTATCTCAACTGATTGAGCAGAGAAGCCTTTGCTTTCCTGCTTGAGATGTTGAAATACTTTAGCATTAACGACAACATCGTTAATACAATACTGTAGCATTTCTTTACTGTACTCTGTGAACTCTTTAAAGTCTCCTTTCGGATGCCCAAGCCTATAACCCCAGCCAGCAAGAGCGTGACCGCCCTCTCTGGTAGGATTAAAAAGCCTAGATAACACTAACGTATCCACTAATGTTGCTGTCTCAGCTAAGTCTACATTAAAAAACTTTTTAATCATGGGGACATCAAAGCCTACGATATTATGGCCC